AGTTGCTTGATGCTTGTCGTATAGCAGGAGCATGTTCTTTAATATTAGCCAACATAGATTTGTATTCAGGCTTTGACATTGGTAGCTGAATATCTATGTCTTGTGTGACCAGTTGTGTCTGATCCTCGTTATAATTTTTTGATAAGTCTTTTAACATGTTTTTATTTTTCCTTATTATAAACCGCCATGTGCGTTAGAACAACCATCTGAAAAAGCTCTCTGAGTAGTTAAATCTCCAAAATCTTGAGCATTACCTGTTGAGGCTATAGTAACGTATTGAATTACGTCATACCTAGTAGGATAATCACCACCACCACCTACAAGAAGTCTTGTTGGACTTGCTGTGCTTGCAGGAGCATCTCCAAGATTATTAAGAAGATTCCCAAAGTCGGTAGCGTTTCCAGTTGAGGCTATTGTAATGTAATCCATAACATTCGTGTAAGCAGATGCGCTTTCGCCACCCGAAAAAATAGCTCTAGTGCTATTAGATGCACCACACGACCCTGCTCGTGCCACTGTTGTATCACCAAAATCTGTTTGTGTCCCTGCCGATGCAATTGTGTAGTAATTTATAACATTATATTTAGTGCTACCGTTTTGACCTGCCGCAAAAATACCTCTTGTAGAAGAGCTTGCTGCAGCCACACTAAAGTAATCAAAGTATGTTCCCCAATCAGTAGAGTTCCCAGTTGAAGCAATAGTTATATACTCCAAATCTTGCGGCCCAAAAACAGCCCTTGTAGATGAAGCAAAAGCTCTTGCATTATTATCAGGAGAACCTCTTCCGTTTGTAAAGTTTCCAAAATCAGAAGCACTACCTGTTGTCGCAAGGGTTATATACTCCATAGTTTCTTGATCACCTGAGTTTGCCCCACCACCAAACACACCACGAGTAGATGAAGATGTACCACCTATTTTTTCTCTTCCAGTGGTTAAATCACCAAAATCTGTAGCATTACCTGTTGTAGCAAAAGCAACTGTGTCAATACTAGCGGTAATGCCGCTATTATCTCTTCCACTTGCAAACCAAGATCTAGGTGCAGGATTAGCTGTGCTAGGCCAGTTACCACCTTTAACAAGATCAAACTGTTCTGTAATATCCCACACACCTGATGCTGCACTATTTACATAATTACCATCAGGCACTACTTTAGTAGCAGATATAACGTTAGCTGTGTAGTCTCTGATTGACATTACGAAAGTCCTCCGTGGGAATCAGAACAGGCTGCATTTGAAAACATTGCAGTAGCGAGGTCACCAAAATCAGATGCATTTCCAGTTGAAGCTATCGTTATTGAGTTTAAGGTATTGTTTCCTGTGCTTTGTAAGACTGCAAAAACACCTGTTACAGAATTAGATGTTCCACTCCCATTTGCACCATCAATTGTCAAATCTCCAAAATCTGTCGCATTACCTGTGCTTGCTATTGTAAAGTAATCAATATGATTGCTTACACTTCCCGAAGCACCATCTCCCATAGCAAAGACGGCTCTTACACTACTAGAGCAGGCTCCTAATTCTCTCCGTTTAACAGTAAGATTACCAAAAAATGTTCCGTTTCCTGTAGATGCTATTGTTATATAATCTGTGGCATCATCTTCTGACCCACCGCCACCACGCCCTCCACCTGCAAGACCTCTTGTTGATGATCCACAACCTGCTAATCCGTATGTAACATTTGAATTTGAGTCACCAAAGTCGGTAGCATTACCTGTTGAGGATATTGTTACATAGTCAATTACATTGTTATTAGACCCATCATTACCTGCATACCATATTCCCCTTGTGGAATTTGATAATGAACCGCCTTGTCTACGTGCTACAGTCAAATCTCCAAAGTCTGTTGCATTTCCTACAGATGAAATAGTCACGTAATCAATTACATTGCTGGCTGATGAACTCGCATATCCGCTTCCAAACAACCCTCTTGTAGAACTTGAGCAAGCAGCCAACTCACTACGGCCTACAGTTAAATCGCCATAGTCTGTGGCGTTTCCTGTAGTTGACATGTTTATACGCTCTATAACATTACTATCTGTCGTTCCTCCCCCAAATAAACCAAAAGTAGGAGGGCTAGGCCAATCTGAGACATACTGTGCTTGTGTTGTGAGTGACCACACGCCATTAAAGTTAGGCATTATTGCACCCCTCCATGAGAATTGGATGTAGCTGCATTTTGTGATCTCGCAACAGTCAAATCGCCAAAGTCCGTAGCGTTGCCAGTAGATGCTATAGTTACATAATCTATTGTGTTATCACCGTCACTTGAGTTGTTAGGTTTACGACCTGTGAATATCGACCTTGTATTGCCGCCACTTGTGCTACTGAGATACTGACCTGCTACACTTAAATCCCCAAAATCTTGAGCATTACCAGTGGAAGCTATTGTAATATAATCTATTTCATCACGAAAACTTGCGACACTTGTAGAGGATGAACCACCCCCAAATATAGCTCTAGTTGAAGATGAAGAACTAGCTAACAATCTCCTCGCAAGTGACAAGTCTCCAAAGTCAGTGGCGTTACCAGTTGACCCAAAGGTTATGTAAGATATTACGTTAGTGGGGTCGCTGCCACTAGTACCACCACCCATTACACCTCTTGTTGAAGACCCTGACCCTGCTGGTACATCTTCTGTGCCTTGAGTAAGATTGCCGAAATCTGTGCCATTACCTGTTGAAGCTATGGTTATGTATTCGATGTCATTCCCTTGACCCAAATCTCCAAAAGACAAACCTCTTGTATTATTTGACATCATTCCATGTTGTCTTCTGGCTAAAAACATATCTCCAAAATCTGAGGCATTACCAGTGCTTGCAAAAGTTATATAATCCATAGAAGCAGCATCTGGCCCGACTGATGGGTTATATCCACCAGTAAAAACACCCCTTGTAGTAGATCCAATACCACCACCATAGTTTCGCCTTGTTATTACAAGATCGCCAAAGTCAGTGGCATTACCAGTTGATGTAATACTTACATAATCTATTGTGTTATGTTCTGAGCCACTCCATCCCCCTGCTATTACTGCCCTTTGAAATGATGGAGTAAAACTAGAACTAGCATCACTAGGAGCAGATGTGCCATAAGCATTTATAGCCCACACTTTAGCAGTGTAAGATGTACCGTTAGATAAACTACTTACAACAATGGGGGAAGATGATCCTGTATTAGAACCTGCACTATAGTTATCACCACTTGAAGCAACCTGTGCAACAAAGCTTGTAGTATCTGATGTACCACCACCTGCATCAGTAAATGCTACACTTACCTGTTCATTACCTGCAGTAACAGAATCTATTGTAGGTGCATCAGGTGCATCTAATCCATCAGTGCCTATAAAACCACCGTTGTATCTGGGCATTATTAATTACCTTTAGTCTACTAGAAGTTCGTAACTAACCAAGTATGTTAGGTCACTGTTAGCAGAAGCTGTAACAGCAAGAAGATCTGTTTCGTCTAAATAAAATCCGTTGTCTTTACCTACAACAACTAATGTTGCATCAGCAGGTACAGATATTGTGTTAGCTATCTTAACATAGTTTGATCCGTTATCTACACTTACCTCAACGGTAATGTCAGCAGCATTTGTGCCATCTATGTTTGATATCATTAGTGTGTTTATCTTTGCACAGTTTTCTGCAGGTACATCAACGATGTCTGCTCTACTTGTTGTGACTGCACCAACTGCTACCTTTGGAGTAATAGTTGCTACATTAATTATATTTGGGGTTGCCATTTACTTTTACCTTTCTATCCAAATACTATTGCCATAGCAATGGCAAATCCTTTAGTGGCAGCACTACCTGCAGCGTAAGTTTTTACATCTGATGCAGGAATAGTTTTCATTGTTCCGTTATCATTGACTATAAAACCATCGCCATCTGCCAATGTTATTGAACCACCAACAGAAGTATCACCATCTAATAAATTTATTTCTGATGCAGTTGCTGTAGCACCATCAAGTATATTTAACTCTGCTGCTGTAGAAGTTACACCATCAAGTATGTTTAATTCAGCAGCAGTAGAAGTTATAGCAGTTCCGTTTATTGCTAGTTTATCTGTAACAACGTTAAATGTTCCATTGTCTTCAATTCTAGCTACCTCTGTTCCATCTCTTTGTTGAAAGATAAGATCTTTAGCATCTACAACAGGTCTAATAATTACGTCACTAGATGAGTTAGTAATCCTAAGTATTTCAGTTCCATCATCTTGAAACTTAAAGTCACCACCATCTGCGTCTAGGATAATATCTCCTGCGACATCTACTGTCAAGTCTCCAGAGCTAAGATCAATCTCTGTTCCGTCAATAGTAATGTTATCTATTACCACACCTGCGTTAGCTGTAACTACACCACCAACAGCTAGAGTAGATGCCATATCAACAGCACCATCAATATCAACAACATCTAAGTTAGTTGTACCATCTACATCAATGTCACCACTAATATCTAGAGATGCAGCAATTAGTTGATCTACCTGTAAATCTTCATGGCTAGATCCTAACTTTAATTCAAACTTTGGTCCTGAAGTATTATAGGTAAATGTAGCATCGTCACCACTACCACCCTCTATTGTAATACCTGCACCGTTGACTACAGCAGATGTACTATTACCACTGTCAAGAACAATATTGTGATCGTTAAGATTTACAGTAGTAGAGTTTACTGTTGTGGTTGTTCCTGATACTGTCAAGTCACCTGTAACTGTAAGGTTGTCTGCTACTGTAACCTCTGAGGTGCTATGTCCTAGTGTAATAGCTGTACCAGATACACCTGTACCAATAGCAATAGACTCACTACTATTACCTGTATCAACTACAAAATAATTATCTGAGCCTTGTTTAATTGTAAATGCAGTAGCTGAGTTATCAGAAACAGCCACGTTAATATCTGTACCATCAGCACTGATAGAGTCTAGAGCAATATCACCAACGTTGGTAATGTTGTTATCACCAAAGCTAGTGTTGTCACCAAACGTTTTGTTTGTAAGTGTTTGTGTTGCTGTCGTACCAACTATCTCTTGATCACCACCAGGAGGTAAGGTTAATACGTTAGTAACAGAGGCTGAGTGTGGTTGTGCTTTTACTGTTTGACCATGAGAGTTAGCCTCACAATTAAATACAACAGTACCAGGATTACTATTACCTTTTACAACTACTTTACCTGTGCCGTTAGGTGCTAAATCAATATCAGCATTTGATGTAGTAACAATATCGTTACCATTCATATCAAGGTTGCCACCTAACTGTGGAGTGCTATCCTCTACTACGTTAGATATAGCAGCACCACTAACAGCAAGACCAGAAACTATAGTGCTACGTGTAATCTTTTTAAGACCACCACCAGATGTATCTACAGCAAGAAATACGTCATCGTTAGCAACCGTACTAATCTCAGATAAATCACCTACAGCCGTAGGATTAAAATTTGTGCCATCTGCAATCATAAGATGTCCTGCAGTATTGGTAGCCATAGTAAGATCATCACCACCAATAGTAAGATCACCTGTAAGTGTAAGATTTCTTATACCAGTGTAGTCTTTGTTAGCATCTAGTACAACTGCTTTAGAGTTAATGGCTGTGCCTGTACCTGTAGAACCTAGATCAAGAGCGTTAAGCTCACCCACTACGGCTGTAACACCATCTAAAGTATTTAGCTCTGCTGTAGTAGCAGTGACACCATCCATAATATTAAGTTCTGCTGCAGTGGCTGTTATAGCTGTACCGTTAAAGTTTATTGCATCTGCATGAAGTGTACCGTCAAAGTAACCATCTTTAAACTCAAAAGAACTAGAACCTAAATCTACATCGTCATCTGTTGTAGGAAGTATTGATCCATTGTTAAATGTTACTTGTGTCTCACCACCTGCAGTAATTGTAATTACATCAGAACCACTAAATGCTATACTTGTATTTGAGTCAGCATCACCTGCAATGCTATCTAGCTGCACTGCACCTACGTTTGATAAGGCAGCATCACCAAAGTCTACAGCACCTGCAACTGTAAGTGTTCCTGATACATCTACGTTACCATTTATATCAACAGTAGTAGCAGCAATCTGTATTTCTGTATCTGCAACAAGATCAAGCTGACCATCAGCACTAGAGTTAATATAAATAGCTGTATCACGAAACTGTAACTTTTCGTCAGAGGCTATAAGAATGTCATCAGAAAACTCAAAGTAGTCTTCGTCTTCCATCCATTTAAAAACACCATCGTTACTTTCACCATCAAAGGTTACTGTAATATCAGTACCTGCTGTGGAATCACCAATAGTGATGTTAGTTCCTAACAGTTTAGTGATAGGACCACCCTCTGCAGCCGTACCATCGTGAGTGTGTCCTGTGCTTGCTGCAAACGCAGCTAAGAGTTGATCATATTCATTGTTGAACAGATCAGCAGTAATAACATCACCGTCTGTAAAACTAGATTGTCTCGTGTATGTATTACCCATCTAACGTCTTGCTCCTACTTGATATTCTAATTGAAACCCTTTTAGGGAGTATGGTGCTGTTTCCCCACCGTCATTAATTCTTAACGCAACAGAAAAACCTGATCCTTCTACTGATTGTCTTACAAGAGGCTGTGAAGGACCACCAAAAACAAATTGCACTGCACCTCCGCTAGTACTAAAAGTAGCTGAACCAAATAAAGCAGCTACGTCTGAGGTATCTAAAGCATAAGGGGCAGGTCTTGCTGAGTCTGTAGATTCATTATCATATAACAGTAACAAATCTGCATCAATAGCTGACTCAGGTTTGTAGTTAAGGATAACTCTTTGCATGTGTTTTCTAACACCAGTATCTCCAAAACTTAAATCTGGACTTCTATATCTCCCTAGTATTGATGTTCCATCAAAGGTATTACCTCTTTCTTGTCTATGTACATATCCTGAAAAATCACCATGTATAACTCTAACATCTCCATCAACAACTAAAGTATCTGTGGCTGAAGGTTTTACTCCACGTATTTCAGAAAACTCAAACTTATCTGCTCTCCTAACACAAATAATACCTTTTGTTATTTTTTCACCTTGACCTACTTTTGAAAAGAATATTCTGTATTGTGTTTTGTCTGGTATAACTACACTTTCAAACACTGTAGAATCTTTAATGTTAGCATCAAAGATAGACTGCACATTTTGTGTAATAGCACCAAGAGCCGTATCACCAATCCTTGCAGTAGCAGCAACAGTTCTGAGTCCATCAGGCCCAAGAAATAACAAGTCACCTGCAAATTCTTGTATAGTGTCTTTATTAACACAACCAATATCTCTAGTAACTGGCTGTATAGCAAAGTCACTGAGAGTAGATCCTGTCATTTTAAATATTCTGTTTTCGCAAAATATAAACAGTGCATCCCTAAATACTTTTAATCCAACAATGTTATCGTCTACTTTAATAGTACCTGCACCATCATTTGCAGTAAAACCATCTTCATCAAAGGGTTCACTAAACACTAAGGTTTGAGGTGTGCTAGACTTACCTGCATAGAACATGTGGTTTTTAAAAGCCACAACTATAGAGGAACCTGCTACAGAACTTTCACTAACGTCTGTCGCTGATAAAGAGGTGTTAAAAATAGTTGGAGCATTTGCACCGTCAACAACTATGATCTTTTCGTTACCATCAAAGTTGTATCTTTCAAAACTATACTTACCTGCACTTGTTCTTCCAGTATCTATTTCAGTCCAAGACTCTGATACGGCATCGTCAACAGCATGATCAGCAGCAGTTGTACTTGATGTAGCACGAGTTACACCTGTAAAAGTACTTGCTGTAACACCAGTATAAGTAAACAACTCATCGTTAATCTGCAGTGTGCCACTAGAAGAAAAACCTGTTGTTGAATCTACATTCAAAGTTCCAGATCCTGTCATACCTGTGCCAGATGCAACTTTATTTGTAAGCTCAGTAGATGCAGAGCTAAATATTTTTTCACCTCTA